CTTTAAAATTCTACTAAACGCATTTTCCCATTCGTTGATGATGTATGGCTGTTCGGCGCGCAGGGTTGGATAGATAAACCAACCGCGCGACCCGCGACCTTCACGACCTGACCAGACTGGGAATTGTTTGTATTTATTCGATCCAAATTCGTAACCGCCCCATAGTTGCTGGGTTGTACCGCCGCCGCTTAATCTTTGACCTGCAAAACCAAATGAAATTTCACCAGTTTTAGACGACTTTGAAACACGTGACCCAGCCGCAATTTTGGCTGCGACTTTGTTATTTGCCGAACCTGACGCGCTTTCAATTTTTCCTTTCAAGTACGTTGCCAACGCGTTAGATTCTTTTTTGGCTGCGGTTACGGCTTCCTCGTCCATGGCTTTAAACGCGGCATAGATTTTGCGCAAGTCGCTTTTGTCATAAGCGATCATTTCCTCAGCCATTGCGTTTCTCCAGTATCTCAAGTGCCGTTAAAATGTCCTCCGCGCTTGTCCACTCCTTCATCGGAATTTGCGTTGCTATCGCAAGTTCAACAATGAGACGGTTTAGGCTTCCGCGCTTGTGACTTTTGGGTTGTCATCTCCTGTTGTCACGTCCGACACTGTTTCTATCCAGACTTCGAACGGTTTGACTGGCTTCCCTGCTTCATTGCGTTTCATGGCGTGATACGCCAAAAACAATAAATCAGCGATCCCAAGTTTTTCTTGAACCTGTTGGATCGTGAAGCCAGTCTTGGTCTCCCATTTTGCCCATTCTGGCGGTTGTGCCACGTAGGTTTCTGAAAGACCACCGTTGTATTCGATTGTTATCGCTAGTTTCATTTTGTCTCCCGATTAGTAGTTTTTAACTGAATGTTTCGGTTGGTGTTCCAACCACAACAAATGATAGGTCAACGGTCTGTGCATCTGGTGCTGCACCGCCGACTGCTGGGAATACTGGCATAACGTTAAACGCAAACACTGCGCCAGTTGCGGCGGTCAATGAAGCAGCTAAAGTCGTGTTTGGTGCTGATTCGCAGGCTGTCCACAATGCTTCGCAAAGTGATCCAGTTGCGCCCCAGTCTGCCAGCATTGAAACGTCAAAAGTCCACTGATCGTCAATGTGCTTGTAAGCCTTGCCGTCAAGTGTTTGATACGTCGTGACTGTTGGTGAATTTGCAAGCACTGCGCTGGTCGCTTGCGCGTCGTAGTTAACGGTCGCGATCGTCAACACTAAATCGCGACCCGTGATGATCGTTGTTGGCACGTTATCTCCTTAGTTTGTTTGGGTGTAGTACGTTGAAACGGTTATGTCAGCAACCAGCATTGGGCTTTGACCTACTTCCAACACTGTCGGCTTTTCGACAACGCCAACAACGTATCCTGCGGGCATTGCCGCAAGAATTCCTATGATTAGTTTTTCCAGATTGTCTAGTGATCCAGCATTGCTATTTGCAGCAACAATGGCAGTGATTTTAAAATTTAATTTAACCTGTGTTTTTGTTTTGCCAATTAGCACAATTTCCATGTAAGGAGAATCAGGCAGAATTGCAATTGCTGGCGGGATTGGCGATTCAGGAACGCTTGCGTAACTGGTCGCTGCCAATGACGAAAACGCGCTTGCTAATGCTGCGCGGGTATCTGAAACGGCGTTGGCTGGCACTATTGCACGACCGTTTCAACGTCTAAAAACGGCTGAAGTAATGTCGAAACCCTATTTGTGAGACTGCGCCCCATTCTGTATGGCGTACTGGCAAAATCTACGCCTTCGATCTGTCCACCTGCTGCAACGCGTGACTGAAATACTTCAACGCTGACTGCAAGGACTGCCGATTCGATTGGTGCGCTAGTTGCGTATAAATCAGCTGCTGAATAGCCTTGAAGTGTTGCTGTACCCATTGGAATGATCTCGCGCAATGTGACATTTGATGAAGTCAATGCAGCGGTGAATGAATACAGTGTCGCGGTTGCGACTGTAAATGTTGCGGTGAATGGTGCTGGCAAGCCAGTCACGATCACGGTTTGACCTGCAACAAAATGATGTTCGCGCTGCGTGTAGAAATACGCAACGTTTGATTCTAATTTGTACGACTGAATTGCTGAAGTGTTTGCAACCAGCATGGGCAAAATGACCGCCTCGCTGGTGTTGATTATTTCGTCCAGGTAACTATCGCTGTATAAAGATACGCTGACGCCTAGCACGGTTCGCAATTGGCTTGCGGTCACAATACTAGGCACCAGCGTTTCCTTTCGATCGACTGCGGCGAGATCGGGAGAACCCGCCGCATGCTTATTTTTTACTTATTGTTACGGAACGCGCCCGCTGCGATCTTTGTTGCACAAGCACCAAAAGAATACACACCAACAGTTATTGAACCGTCAGCAGTTGATTCAGCGCGTAATTGGTATGAGGTTCCTTCGTACCATGTGTAAGCATTTGGATCAACGATAATCATTGAACCGTCGTCCGATCCTGCTGGTGCTGAGAAATCAGCGTATAGATCAAGCCCAGCAATGTTGCCGCGCAATGATGTTGGTGAAACGTTTCCAGCAGCGTTTGAAGGCTGTGAAGCGTTATAGATTGGGCGTCCAGCGTCGTTTAATGACATTGCGTTTGCCCACTGGCTTGCACCCATGATGATGTTGGTTGCAAAACGTTGTGTGTTTGTATAAACGCTTGCTGCACCGCGTGAAACGTATGCAATCAATTCAGCTGCTGTTGGAACTGCTGAAAGTGTTGTGCCGTCCACTGTTGCATTTGCAACAAGGATTCCGTTGACATAGGCATTTTGTGCCTTTGCCATGGCAGCAACCATGTTTTTCAATAATTCGTCATAGAACAGGGGTGACGTGCGTGTAAGTAATTCCACGCTAAATTTCTGCTGACCCGCGAATTTCTTGACGTCCACTGACAAGAAGGCACTGTTTTGGTCTGTATCTGAAAACGCTGCGTCCTCAGCAACAACCGCCACTGTTGGCATTGCAGTGATCTTTGGTATTTCAAATGTCATTCCAGCGTCAGGCAATGCACCCTTTGAAATTGCGTCAATGCTTGGACGGATTGTGTTTGCAAGTCCGTTGATAACTTCAGTTAACTGACGTGTTGGAACAAGTCCAGCATTGTCTGTTGTGTTGTCTGCTGCTAATACGTACTGTCGCGCAGTTTCGTCGCCTGTTGCTGCTAGCACCTTATTTTCTAGGTACTTTGCAGCAGTAATTTCAATTCGTGGTGTGGCTTTCCAGCCGCCCACCTTGTTTGATGTTGCTGTTACTGACTGTGCGGCTTCGACCGTTTCGACGGCTTCCGCTGGTGTAACGGTGTGTTCCACTTCGTCGTCCTTTTCTGTTGGTGTTGCTTCAGGTTCGATTGTCGAATCTGAAATCTGTTCGTCCTCAGTTGCCGCGACTGATTCAACGCGGGCTGATCTGATTGCGGGTTCGCTAGTCAATGCGACGGCTGTTAACTCGCCTGCAAGAATTCTGACTGTGCCGTCCTTCAATGTTTCGTATTCGTCAAATGAAACTTCAACGCTGAAACCGTCGCGCAAACCTTCCATGGCTTCAACCAATGCGTCATTTCCCGCAGTTGTCTCAGCGATCTTGAATGTTGCGTCAATTCCTGAATTGTCAGCTGAAATTGCAGTGTCTAAAGTTTTTCCAATTCTGCGTGTGCGATCATGTTCAAGGTTTAGCAAAACCGCGGTTGGTTCGATTGAACCAGCGGCGAATTGCACCTTGCCAATTGAAGCGTTTCCTGTTTCCTCAAATGTCACAATGCGACCGGAAATTGTACGACTGTTTGAATCAGCAGCCGTAATTTTCATTGGTGTGATTACTTTTTTCATAGCAGCATGTCTTCTTCCTCGCGTATTTCTTCGATTGACATTGCGCCAATACGATTCAAGATTTCATAAACCTGCGCCCGTTCGTAAGGGTTGCCGCGTAGGAAATCGTCGAGATCAAACAACACGCGATTGCCCGCTGGCGTAAAATCTGGGAAAGATAAACGTTGTTCAATAATTGACATGTAATTTCTAAACGCGAAGTCCACAAGGTCGCGACGCTTATCCAATGCGTTAGAATACGTGAAACTGCTTTGTTGTGAATCGGTAAAGTATGCAGGCAAACCACACGCGCGTGACAATTCAAGCGATACGTAATTTCTCGCCTCATTTAGCTGCAAATTGCGTGGATCGTATCCAATTGTTTCCAACGTGACGTCAGCATTTAAAAATGCCGTACTTCGCGACGCACGTGCGGTTTTCCACGCAGTCAGCAACTTTGAAACGCGATCTGCTGGCAATGATGTGCCATTTGATTTCAAAACCATTTGTGGAATTGGTTCGTTTGCAAAATTCATTGCAGCACGTTCCAATGACGCGGCTGCCTTAATGGTGCGACCTGCACGACTTAGCAAACCTTCCTGCGTGTTATTGAATACGACCAAATTTGCTGGGTCGACATAAGCACCGTCAATTGCGTATGACGCGATCTCATAACCCATGCCGTTCGTTGTAATTGTTACGCGTTCAGGCGCGATTCTTTCCATTGCGCGAATTTTGCCTGTGTCTGCATAACGTTCCATAACGTAGGCATAAGCAGCAGGGTGGAAAAATAAATCTGAAATGATCCAACCCCAGAATGTTGCACCTGGGATACGTGGATCAGGTTGGTTGATAACGCGAGGCTGCGTTACCTTTTCGCCTGTTGCCTCATTGCGTGTGTGCATTGGTAGTGAACCAATTGTTTGGATAATTCCTAATGCACGTGCAACGGTTGGCACTGACATTGCTTCAGCGCGGGACGCAGTTACTATTCCGCCGAATAGAAATAGATTTCCTACTTCACTGTAATAGGGCGCAATAGCAGCTGCGTCCACCTGCGCGGCTTCAACCGTGACGGCAGTATCAGCCTTACGTGCGAATAGATCAGTAAATCCCATGCCCGAATTCTTGCAGGCTTATACGATCAACCAACCATGATGTCAAGATCATTGTCTGGGCGTGTCGCAAAGTGTGTCGCGAGGCTGACTGCCACTGCGCCGCAAACGACGGATTGAGACGCGCGCCTTCCAATAACCCAGCCGCCGTCGCCACGACGTAACTGCACCGCTGCCAAAACTTCCTCCGACAATTGACTTTGACCCCTGTGCTTTAACCGCCCGCTGTTGATCGCCGATAGCATTTCGTCGCATGCCTGCGGATAAGCATTGTCCATGTCGAAAACGGGAATTCCCGCTGGGGCTAAACGCGCCGCAACCGCGCCACTGGTTTTGCGACTGTATAGGACGTATTCCGTTGGATACCTGCGGGCATAATCTGCAAGGTCGTTGGCAATTGCCTTGTCATCTAACTGCAATTCGTTTGACCAAGTATGCAGCAGTTTGACCACAAACTTTTCGTCGCCCAATTTCTGCGCGCCCACAAGACTGGCGTGGCGTCTATCGGGTGAAAGGTCAATGGCAAGCCACGTCAATTTCTCAGGATCAAGGTCTGCGGTTTTGTCCAGGCAGTTACCCCATGAGGCTGCGTCCACTGCGCTGTTGATTGCCACAACCCAGCGGCACAATACTTCAGTCATCACAACGTCAGGTGGATCGTTCAAAACGCTTTTCACGTTGTCGGCATGGATCAGTGTTCCCATTGACGGGTTACTGTGCCGCGCGTTTTCCACACTGATTTCGTCGGTTGGTGCTGACCATTCAAAATAACCTATGTCGTCCTCAACCCCTGCAATGCTTGCAAGCGCGCGATCGCGGAATTGGTTCAGTACGACTGACGCGGAATCTCCAGCGTTTGTATACGCCATGACCATGGGGTTTGCCGCTGCCATAAGGGTATAGCGAAGCGAAGCAAACGATTCAATGTCTGTCATTTCGCGTAATTCATCAAGATGAATGGTGGACGGTCGCGAAACGCCGCGAGCAGCTGATCCACCAGCACGGACAATAAAACGGTTGCCCATTTTCGTTTCGATTTCCTCACCGCCATGCTGCCAGCGAATTTTCTTGACCTGCTTTGCTAATGAATCGTTGGCTTCGATCACCTGAACCATTGCACGAAACTGTTCAAGGGACGTGGACAAGCGGTGCGCTGATCCAATCTGAAGGGTTTCGTTCCACAAAAACAAACCACCTAGAATTCTGATCTGTTGCAAAAACGACTTACCGTTTTGCCGTGCAACCACAATGCAATTGACTGGGGTTGCCCACCTGCCGTCAGGCTTGACTTTGTGACTGTTGATAAGCGCAAATTTCTGCCATTCAAGCAGATTTATCTTGAGACTGCTGGCTAAATCAACCAATTCGTGCCCCCTAGACGGTAAATCGTTCAGCGGCGTGTGAATTCGGGGGGTTTGTACGCCGATTAGGGCGTTTTGTAGGTCTGCGTCCCTACCCAAAACCGTTTCAAGCCCGTTTGAGGCTTCTGGGGGCTTCTGGTGACCTTTTGTGACCTTCCTAGTCATTTTCGTGGCTTTTCGAATCGTTTTGGGGGGAATTTAAAGCAG